TGGCGGACGGGGCGGCACTCGCTCCTTCGAGTTCACTGGCGCACACCTCTCCGAGTTTGCCTTCTACGATGACCCCGATGAAGTGCTGGCCCAGTCGCTCTCGACTGTGGGCGATGGCCCTCTCATCATTGAGTCCACTGTCAACGCGCCCGGCGATGCGTTCCATCGCCTCATCGAAGGAGCGCCTGAAAACGCATGGCGCGTCTTCACTTACTGGTGGTACGAACATGAGCCGTATCGGGACGAGAACCTTCCAGCAGACTTCGAACGCACAGAGGAGGAGAATGATCTGGTTGCGCGCTATGGTCTGGACGATGCGCAACTCTGGTGGCGACGACAGCAGATTGCCACCCTCGGACTCACCAAGTTCAGGCGAGAGTACCCAGCCTGCCTTGACGACGCCTTCCTCTCCCGAGAGTCCACCTACTTTGACCCAGCCGACCTCGACCAGATAGAAACGGTCTGGTTCGATGGCTCGAACCGGGAGTTCGAGGAGCCGGACGACGACGATCGGTACGTCATGGGCGTGGACGTTTCAGGCGGCGTCGGCGGGGACTACAGTTCCCTTGTCGTCGTCTCCCTGGGCACCATGCAGCCGGTTTACATTGAAAGGTCCAACACCCTCTCTCCTGTGTCCTGGGCAGCCCGCGTGCTGAGTGCAGCCCAGCGGTACAACAATGCCCTGGTTCTTTGCGAGTCAAACAATCACGGGCATGTAGTCCTGCGGGAGTTGACCGCGCTGCACTATTACAAACTGTGGAACGGCCACGGCGACGGCACACCCTGGGTGACAACTGTCAAAAGCAAGCTCGAAGCCTACGAATGTCTGCGCGAGCACATCCAAGCTGGCATCATCTTCCGCCTGGACCAGTCCACGCTGATGGAACTGCGGTCCCTCGAAGTGAGAAAGGTCACACCCGAAGCGCCTCCTGGGCTGCATGATGACCTTGCGATGGCCCTCGCTCTCGCTTACCGTTGCGTTCGTTCTGCACCCGCATCGCAGCGGCGTGAGTCGCAGCGTGGGCATGTAGACTCCTTCATCCAGCAGCGCCGCGTGGCCCGCATCCGTTCTTCCGCACTCCCTTGGAGCCGAGCCCGATGATCACTCCGAAGCTGGCCCGCACCATCTACGAGTCCCACAACTACTACTGGGACGAGCGCCGGCCCGAGATGCGCCGGCTCCGCAACGCCTACCTCATGCGCTATTGGCAGCGGAGCATCGCCTACGACGATTCTCTTTTGATTGAAACAAGCCGCGCCTATGAACTCATCGAGTCCTACGTCGCCAGCCTGTTCGTCCGTGACCCGTCCGTGGTGGTCAAGCCCGACCTCCGGGGCGCAGGCGACCCCACCATCACCGAAGAAGTCGCGAACTACTGGCTTCTCAACACGCGGCGGGAGATCGAAGACGCCCTGCGCATGGCGCTCATCTACCCCTGGGCGGGCATGAAGCTCTGCGCGAACGACACGGTCGATGTCCTTCGCCGCGTGGACATGACGCCCGTCGCGCCGTGGGATGTCATCATCGACGACGCCGCGTCTTCGTGGAACACCCAGCGGTACATCGGCCACCGCTACTACCTTCCGCTGCAAGAGGCCCAGCGCAAGTACGGCAAGAAGCAGTACGCAAAGCGGTCCTTTGCACGCTACATCGACCGGCAGGATGAAGACGACACACCGGCCTACCGCACGGACGACGACGGCATCGGGCAGCCGGTGGGCGATTACGTCCTTGTCGTGGAGTTCTACGACCTCGTGGACGACAAGATGTTCGTCTGGTCCCCCGACTACAAGAACGGCGAGAAGTTCCTGTACGACGGCATCGCGCTCGATGTTGGCATCCCCGAAGAAGACGACGGTGAGTTGGAGCCTGAGAAGTTCACGGCGATCCCCTTCCGCACGGCGTCTGGCAAGCCGGTGGTCCCCATCGTCCCCATCTTCATGTCTCGCGAGCCCGACGAACCGCTGCGCGGGTACAGCGCGCTGCGCCGCGTGTACGATCAGATCGTGGAAATCAACACGATTCGCACCTTCCAGGCCAATGGCATCCGCAAAGCTGCGCGTCAGTGGATGGTGGCAAAGGGCCTTCTCGACCCCGAAAGCATGGCCAAAATTGCCCAGGGTCAGGACGGCGAGTTCATCGAGGTCGAACTGTCTCCGGGCCAAGACCTGCGGGGCAGCATCGCGCCGGTCCCTCACACACCGACCCCGCCCGAACTCGAAGTGTACGAGCAGCAGGTCGAGTCCGACTTCAGCCGGGGCAGCGTGATGGCGCCCTTCACGCGGGGTCAGGCGACCAAGGCCACCGCCACCGAAGTCACCGCACTCGCAGCCTACAGCGCCTCCGAGATTGGGCGTCAAGCGCGGGAGCGCGACTCGGCCATCGCGCAGGTCGCACAGACCTACGTCGTCATGCTGGCCACGCTGATGGACGACGACGACTTCGTGGTTCGGCTGGGCGGCAAGTCCACGGTGGTCAAGCCCGACGATCTGCGTGGAGACTTCTCCTTCTTTGCGCAAGACTCCGGTAGCACACCGATGAGCGAGGCGGTCAAGAAGCAGGAGTTCACCACGCTTATTCCCATGTTGCAGCAGCTTGGCGTCTCGAACGAAACCATCCTGAAGACGCTGGTCCGGGCCTACGATCTGCCCGAAGACTTCCTGCCTGAGCAGGCGCCGCCGGCCCCGCCCGTCGCGGCTGCACCCGCTCCCACCCAGCCGGGTCCGCTGCCGCCTGAACTCGGAGCGATGCAGGCCATCGCCACTCCGAGCCCGACCAACATCGCTCCCATGCTTCCGCCCGGTGGAGTCGTCTGATGCCGCTCTATGAGTACGCCTGCAAGGACGGTCATCTGTCCACTGACCTCCGCAAGTACGAGGACCGCGATGCGGTGTCCAACTGCCGGTGTGGGCATCCGCTCTCCCGGCTTGTCTCCGCTCCTGCCAAAACGGCGTGGTCATGGGGAGACTCGAAGTGGGACGGCTACCACGACCGGGGCCTCAACATGACGCTGCGAGACCAGAAGCACCGCGAGCAGGTCATGCGCCAGCGCGGGCTGCGGGAGGTCAACGACGGCGAAGTGGAGAACGAGATCCGCCGTGCAACCTCCGAACACGAGAAGCATGAGCGCGACATGAACAAGTTTCAGACCGTGCTACGGGACACGGGTTCGACAGCAACGGCGATGGCCCAGACGTTCCCCGATGCGGGGAGGGAGTGACCCATGAAGGACATGAACGAAGCGAAGATGGCCTACGAAGAAGAGGCCGACATGCTCCAAGAGGAAAGCGATGATCTCGCCCTCCCGTCCATCACCGGGCGGTTTGGCAAGAAGGCGCTCAACTCTCTGGTGGACTCCTTCAACCGTGCGCTCGAAGCCGCCGGCTTTCCGGGCGACTACCCCAAGTTCGATGGCGACCAGACCTCGCTGCCGACTGAGTTCATCCGGGGCCTGATGATGATGGTGGACGCTGCCGAAGAAACCGGCGCCAACATCTCCATCACCCTCGATGGCCTGACAGATGACCGGGGACTGGCCCTGGTCGCTGCCAAACTCGACGCCCTCTCCAAGTCCGATGCCTTCAAGAGCGCGATGTCTTCGCCTCGGGGCATGGAAGTGGAAGTCAGCGTTGAGCCTTCCGACGAAGACATGATGATGGAGCGTGCCTGATGAGCGAGAACACCGCACCCGTGCTGACTCACACGGACACGGCGGCTGCCTCCGGGGAGCCTGCCGACACCGAGCCCACCTCTGGCGGTTTGCCCCCGTCGAAGAACCCGCACAAGGAGAAGATCAATTCGCTCCTTGATGCCTACGAAAAGAAGCAGGCTGAACTCGCCAAGCAGAAGGCGGCCCAGCCCGAGCCCGAGCCCGAGGGGCTGCGGGACGGTGAGTCCTGGGACAGCGTCTACGCCAGCCAGCCGCCCGAGGTCCAGCGGGCGATGGCCGAGATGCGGAAGATGATGACGAAGAAGACCCAGGAGCTTGCACTCGAACGCAAGCGCCTGGAAGCCCAGCACCGCGCCTTCTCCGAATCTGGCTTGATTGACCAGTTGGCGAAGGATGCAGCCGCTGGGCCGCAGGACTTTGACCCCTTCAACCCGGAGCATGTGAAGGCCGCCATTGAGGCGAAGGTCGCTGCCCGACTGAAGGAAGTCCTCGAACCCATCAGCCATCAGCACCAGCGCAACGAACAGGTCGCCAAGTACGAGGGCTTTAAGTCCGAGCACCCCGACCTCATGGACAACCCTGACATCAAGGCTGGGGTGGTCGCTGCGCTGAAGTCCGACAAGAACCTTGGGCTCGAAGCGGCCTACTGGATGGTCAAAGGCAAGATGCTTTCGGCCAAAGAGCAGGCACTCAAAGAGCGCAAAGTCGTTGAGCAGCGCGCCGCCAAGCGGGCCGCGCTCATCACCGACAAGGGCACCAAGCCGGGCACCCCGGTTGTGGACTCCAAGGACTTCAAGGGAATGTCGGCTGCGGACATCTACGAAGCCTTGAAATCCCGGCGTGGCTGAGGTACATTGGGGCTGACCCCCTGTGGACCCTTCGGGATACGCCACTCACGGTCGGCCCCGTTGTAACGGACACGCCTTCACCCCTCCTTCTTCTTCTCCGAGAGTCGTACCATGCCGGTCACTACTGGTGTTCAGAACGACATTCTCGCGACTACACTGCGCATCCTGCGCGATCAGCTTGTGGACTCCACGTTCAAAGCTGTCCCGCTCATGGATGCCGTGAACTCGCTGGGGAATGTCGAAAAGGTCGATGGCGGTAGCTACATCGACGCCCCCGTGATCCTCACAGATCACTCCATGATCACCCAACTCACCACGGGCTACGAGGCTGTCAGCCTTGCAGTCAAGGATCCGCTGCGCACAGCGTCCTACTCGTGGTGCGATGCGGTCGCTCCCGTCGTTCTCACCCGGAAGGAGGAACTCTCCAACAAGGGCGAGCGTGCGGTGGTCCGCATCATGGAAGCCCGTCTGAAGCAGACGATGGGCATGTTCAAGCGCGAGATCGAGAAGCAGATCGTCGCCGGTTCCAGCACCATCCTCACCGACCTCCAGACCCTCAACGGTCTGGACACTGCGGCGGGCTGGTTCGAGGAGCTTTCGTTCGGTTCGCAGGGCAACACGGTCGGCGGCATCTCGAAGGCGTCCTTCCCGACCTCCTGGCAGAATCAGGTGCAGAGCGGCAGCTTCGCGGCCAACGGCCTGAAGAAGATGCAGCAGCTTCTCATCGACTGCCAGCAGTTCGCCCCCGAAGGCGACGTGGACCTCATCCTCGCGAGCCCCATCTCCTACGGGCTTTACAAGGACGAGCTTCAGCAGTTGGAGCGGTACACCTCGGCAACCGAGATGCGCGACATGGCCGGCAAGCTGGCCCTGACGTTCAACGGCGCCAGCATGTACATCGAGCCGAACCTGGGCTTCACCGGCTCTGGCGGCGTGAACAAGATGTCCATGTACTTCCTCAACACCCGCCTGTTCAATATCTACTTTGATCAGGATGCAGTGTTCGAGCTTGGCGACATGGAGTCCATCAGCGGGTACTCTGCCAAGTCTGCGCAGATCGCCCTGCGGATGCAGGTCACGACGGCCAACCTCAGCGGGCATGGCGTGCTCGTCAACGCGGAGACCTGATCATGGCCACCAACACCATTCTCCAGTCCCTCAACACTGATGCCGACTTCGGCAGCGTCAATGCTGTCGGGTCGTCAAACCGCCGCCAGGAAGAGGTGTTCATCGCCAAGGAGACTCTCCTTGTCGGTGACTGGGTTGCCTTCGACCTTGCCGCCACGGCTGATAGCGATGTCACCCTGGGCGTGTTCAAGGCCGATGGAAACTCCTCCCCTGTGCGCACGCCCTTCGGTGTGGTCCTTCGGTCTGCGGAGCCCTCGGGCCTCCTGACCGCCGGCAGCCGCGTCGAAGTCGTGATCAGCGGTGTGGTGGATGCTTTTGTGGGCGACAACGCTGGCGCGGGTAGCGCCATCGGCACTCTGCTCCAGATCACCAACGCGGCGGGTGTGGCAGATGCGGCTTCGGCTGCATCGGCGCAGCCGGTGTGCGGTGTTCTTTCGGAGACCATCGGCGCTGGTGCTGGCACCACGCTGAAGCGCGTCGTCGTCATCAAGAACTTCTGATCCACGCAGCCCTGTCCCCCAGGGCACACTGGCCCCGTCCGCCCTCAGCGGGCGGGGCCTTCTTGCATAGGAGACGACGATGCCTGCGTCCGACCTGAAAGAGTTGCGCGAGTTCGTTGCCAACGTCCT